AGATAAAGTAGCTACTGGTGCAAAGTGGTTTACAGCAGGTGCAGCAGCAGACTTTGTTGGTATAGATGCTTATGATGAAAACTTATTTAATTTTATGATAGGTGTTGAAAATCCCATTATTAATAACGGATTTGTAAAACCTTTCTTTGAATATTTAGCAGCACCAGAAAGACCAGGTGAGGGTGATCCTTCCAACTTTGGTGAGGCAAAATTAAAGCAGTTATATTCTGGTGCAATCTTTGGTGAGATGATTGGTGGGGGTTTTGTTGTTGGTACAAAATTAGCACCTAAAGCAGGTAGAGCTTTAGCCGAAGGAGCAGAAATAGCAGTAGATGCTGTTACTGGTGGACCTAAAATATTTAGTCAAAAGCAAATTAAAGATGAAACTATAAAGTTATTTAGAGATATAAAAAACAATCCAAATAGAAAAAACTTTTTTCTTCGTAAAAAAAGAAGAATAGATAATGCAAAGCTAGTTGGTAGTGAAGAATTTTCTGATGAGTTCAAAGAAGTATTAGATAATGTTCCTGATCTAAATGAAACTGTTAGTGGTGCAACAACAATACCTAGTGGTACGAAACCAGCACCTAAAGTTGCAGATCAACCAGTAAAAATTGATTTACCTGATACAAGAGGTCAGGGTAAGTTTTATCATGGTGCGGCTAGTGAGGTAAATCTTGTAGAGGGTGGTGAATTTGGTAAAGCTGTTGAAAACTTATATGGAGATGGTTTTTACACAACAGATGATCTAGTTACTGGTGCTAAGTACCAAAAGAAAAACAGAGTGAAAGGTAAAAAACCTACTGGTGTTGTATATGAAGTAACGGAGAAACAACCTGTTAGATTTTTTGATTTAGATGCACCTGCAACACCAGAAAGAATAGATCAACTGCGTAAGATTTTTGATCTTGATGATTATGAAGCTGTTGATATTATTGACAGAGCTTTAGATGAAGCAGGTCCAAATGCAAGTATTGCAAAGATCTATGATGAAATTAAGTTGATTTCTAATGCTAATGATCTTAGTGCTAACACTACAGCAGACTTGTTCTCTTCTTTTACTGAAGGATTACAAAGAGAAGGTTTTGGAGGTCTTACACATCAAGGAGGAAAGAAGGCAGGTAGAGGAAAAAGATTACATCAGGTAAGAATATATTTTGATCCAGCTAATTCCTTAACAATAAATAAAGTTGATTTAGGTGGTATTGGTGGTGCAAAGCCACCAAGGAAACCCCCTTCTGGTAGTGGAGCAGGTGCTGACATACCTGATGATGGATTACCTTTACTGAAATCAAAACCAAATCCGAACGTCTGGGGTCCAGATGAAGATGTTTTAAAAATTACAAGTGATATGTGGGAAGCTACAGGTAAAGTTCTTAACAGAGTTACCATACCTGATGACTTCTCTGTAGAAGCTGCTTCTGCAATGGGTTATGACTACCTTCTACCTGCTGTAACAAAACTAGCTAAGTTAATAAGTCCTAATGCTCCTGAGAAACACATGAGGGTTTTATACCTTGGAGCCATAAAAGAGAACAAACGATTAGCTACAGAGATAAGTAAATCAATGACTTCTATAGAAGAAGCTTTTCTTCTTGGTCAAAAAGTACCTGATGAATTACTTACTAAATGGTCTGGTGATGTAATTGATCTCATACGTCTTACAGGTCCAGCAAAAACAATTAGTTCTGAAACAGCAGGTACTGTAAGAATAAATCAACTTATAGATGCCGAACCTAAAAACTTAGCTAAAACTTCAGTTGATGAAGAAGTAGGTACAGCACCTTTTGGTGCTCCTGGTGGTCAAACAATGGCCGACAGAGTAAAACAAGAAAAGTTTAGACCTACAACAAAACAGTTAGTAGAAAAAGCAAAGCAAGAAATTACTGAAAAGAAAGCTGTACCAACAAAAGAAGAATTAATTGAAGGTCTTAAAGGTTATATAGAAGGTAATGATGTTGATGGTCTACTAGGTATTACAAGAAAAGTTCTTGCTATGCAAGGTGATGGTAAGAGATTAAGTAAGCTTGTTGATGGAATGACTTTAAAAGATAGATTAGGCAGAGGTCTACGTATTTCTAATGAAATATTTATAAACAGTCTTCTTACTGCACCAGAAACACACGTTGTAAATATAGTTGGTTCATTAATGAATGTTGCTCTTGGTCCATTAGATCTTGCAGCAGGTTCTCCAATAATGGAAACCGAAATGAAAGCTAGAGCGGTCAGAGAATTAGTAAAAATGTTAAATTCTACTGGTGAAAATCTTAAGGCAGCAGGAAAGGCTTTATGGCTTGATAAAAATATTCTTGATGAAAGAAGAATGTTTGGACAGGATCAATATGAAAGATATGCACTTCGTATGGCAGGTGATAATTATTTTGCAAAAACAGTAAATTTATTTGGTCATGGTTTTAGAATACCTGGTCGTTTTATGATGGCTGGTGATGAATTTGTTAAACAAGCTGCTTTTCGTTCTCACTTATGGGGTGAATTTTCTGAGCAGGCAACTAAAAGAGGACTGAAAGGAAAAAGTTGGGGTGTTTATGTAAGAAGTAATTTTGATGAAGTTATTGATATAGTCAATAAACAAAGCATTAGAGAAGGAACAGATGAGTATATTCTTGATGCTTATACACGAGCATTAGATTATGCGGCAGATAGAACCTTTACAGAAGAATTAGGTAAAGGTTTTTTCATGAATGGAATGGGATCTAAAAGAACTAAAGAAATAGCAAATATTTTAAAATCTTCTCCACTTAAACCAATACTTCCATTTGTAACAACACCAATAAATATAGGTAAACACGTCTTAAGAAGAACACCCGCGTATGGACCAATACCTGGTGTAGACATTCCTATTCAATTACTTTTTGGTGCTAATCAAGCAGGTTTGCCACCAAGATTTAATGTGTCTCTTGGAAGAATACTTAAAGAACATAATGACAGACTAATGAGTGATGATCTTGCCACTGCTTACAGGGCTAATGGAGAAGCTACTGTTGGTGGTGCTATATGGGCTTACTTTATAACTTTGGCTGCTGCTAGGCATGACCCAGAAGCTGAGATAGCTCTTATCGGTGGTGGTCATCATAATAGATGGTTAAGGGAAGGGGAAAAAAGAACAGATGAACTACCTTATAGTTGGAGGCTTTTACAAAAAGATGAAAATGGATCAATTATAAGAGGTGATAATGGTCTTCCTAATTATGAATACATTGACTATCTTTCTCGAATGGAACCTATTGGCTCACTCTATATGATTGCAGGTGATATGGAATACTGTAATGATTTTATGGCTGACGAAGATTATAAAAATGCTGCTCAATGTCAAAGAGCTTTACTATCTCGTAACCTTAACAATAAATATATGATTCAGAATATTGCACAAGCTATTGATTTAACAAGTGATGTAGGAGCTTTAAGAAGATTTTATCAAGTTCCAGCTAACTATATAACAAGCATTACTAACTACCCTGCTTCTATGCTCCGAAGTATTAAAAGAGCAAGAGGTAGTGAATGGTATGACGAAATGACACAAAGAATGTACAAAGGCAGATTTCCTAAACGTAAAACAAAATTTACTAAAGGTGATTTACAACCACAAGTTGAAAGGCAAGCTGATAAAGGTCAATACTCAGACGCTGAGAACATTGCAGGTTATGAGTTTGAAGGTAATGATTTAGGTAGTTTGATGAATGAAAACAACCCATTTCAAGATATAAATACTTTTGGCTTGGTATTAATGAGAAATTACCAAGATACATTACCTGGTTTCAGTGCTGATCTTGCTCCTATAAAAAGCATGACTACAGGTAAATTAGCAGAATATCCAGAAGGGTTAATGGGTATTAATTTTGGTAATCCATTTAAATACAGAAAAGAAAATGATAATCCTCAAGATGAATATCTAAGAAGAATACAATTTAAATTAGTACCTCCAAGTGATGTAATACCATTTGGTAAAAGAGGTTTTGTTGGTGTAAACTTAACCACCCCAGAATATAACGATCTCAAGAGACTTATTCCTGACATACCTCTTAACCCTCGTACAGGAAAATTTGATACTAAAAACGGTATTAGATTTCCAGAAGCTTTGTTAGAACTTTCAAGAAGAAAGAAAAATATAGAAATGCTTAAACTTATTGAAAGTGATACCTCTGGTTCTATAGACGCACAAGCCACTTTAAAAAAGAAACAGTTATTTTTAAAAGAATTACAAAGTGAAGCAAGAAAAATTTACAGTGCATATAAAGAAGCAGCAGTTGAATATTACAAAGAGAATTTATTAGATGAAGATAAGAAGACTATGGCAGAAAATGAGCTTAGAAGAGGTACTAACGATATACTAAAAACATTGGAAGGCATTAATCTTAATTAACTATGGCTACTAACACTGCTGCATCTTTTACAAACCATACTGGTAATGGTACTGCTGGTCCTTTCAGTATCTCCTTCTCATACTTAGCTGAATCAGAAGTTGATGTTACGGTTGGTGGTGTACTTAAAACTATAACCACTCATTACACTTTCACCAGTGCTACACAGATAACATTTACCAGTGGTAATGAACCTGGTAATGGTGTTGCCATTAAGTTTCAAAGAGATACTGATATATCTGCAAAAAAAGTAGATTTTGCTGATGGTTCTGTCCTTACAGAAACAGATTTAGATACTAATGCAG